AATATCCGCATAAGTTCCACCAGTTCCATAGTCGAATGTGTGAACTAATCTATACCAATCATTACCGAAGTTTTCAATGCTTGCAGTTACTCCGTATGTATTGGAAGCAATTACTCCGTCTTGTAAGTCAAAGACAACAACATTATTATTTCCCGTTGAGCCATTCTGATTAACGCCCAAACCTAAATATCTTGAAGTTCCTTTCTTGGCAAAAATTGTGGTTGTATTTACCCCACTTCTACCTCCTAAAGTTTTATAGTATCTATGGAAGTCGTTTGCTGAAGTTGTTGAGGTTATTCCGTATGCGAGTAGTCCGCTTGGGCTAACAATAGACGAACCACTTTGTGAAGCGTTTTGATAGTTGTAGCCATTTGCTGTACTGAAAAACTCCGAGTAAGTTACTGCGTTAGTTCTTTGCGGTTCTACAAGTAAACTTGGACAAGTTCCGTTTGAGTAGTCAAGTCTTGGGATGTTAAGTCTTGTTTCCGTTTTTTGGTAGTCTTTAGCGGTTGAGCCTTCGACAAGTTGTGCGCCCCAAATGTAGCCGAACTCACCCGTATTCAAAACGTGACCGACATTTGTAGTTACTGAATTGCTTACAGAATTGATTGTAATAATACATCTCCACCAACCATTGCCAGCGTCTTGAATAGATGCGGTTACTCCTGGGTCTGTGTAGTGAACTGCACCCGTAGTCAAATTGAAATATCCGTTTTTCCACGAACCATCGTAAAGAGAAACTGCACCAAAACTACCCGTTCCAAGTTTTAGGTATGCTGACAAAGTTATATTGCCAGTGCTTAAAGTTTCATTGCTATAAACAACATTACCACCCGTTCCCGTAGCTTGGTTCAATCTGTCACCCGTCATTGTTCCGTCTGGAGCAGTTATGACATTTGGTGTTATTGTAGCTTGGTAATATGACCACGAAGCATTGTCAAATTCTTGACTATATCTAATTACATTGTAAGGCACTAACTCAACCAAGCTAGCAGAGTTTATTCTTGTTGCGGTGGTCGCTCTTGTTACTGACAAGTCGCCACTTCCGTCCGACGGAATAACGGAATAAAGTTTGCCCTCCTTATATCCGTTTGGCGTTACAATTAAAGAGGCAGTATCTAATAGGCTCATATTTGAGAAAGGTTTAAAATGGTTAAAGACATACAAAAAGACGATTCGATAACTCCACCCTCATCAGCTACTCTTAACTCAAGTTCAAAAGGTGCATTAAAGGTTGTAGTAGCGTAATCATACAAAGAATCTGCGGTGTTAATTTGGTCTCCCCACCACGTTGATTCGTATATCTTTCCCCAGCTTATGTTGTTTGACATTTTCTATCTTATTTAAAAATAACTTTAATTTCTCTACGTTGTTCTCCTTTGGTGTGTATGTCCGTTTTTTCATAGTTAACTAAATAAACCAACCAACGAAGTTATTAGTCGTATCAGGATACATATCTTGGTCAACATTCTGATTGTACTCAGGGAACAAATCTTGGTTGAAAGACATATAACTGATGAATCTCTCCGTGTAGTGTTGAGCAATTTGACGCTCTTTCTCTAATAAAAAGTCTACTTCGTTTTTCTCTACGTTTTCAGCGTTCTCCGAAGAGTGCTTGTAAACTCCTTTGTTAGCGATTGTGTAAGCTGCGAAAGGTAAATACTCAACCATTGACCAATGTATCAGCATAGGCTTTACATACGTCTCTACAAGGCTCTCATAGTTACCTGAAAGCGTATTTGCAATGATGTCAGCTTGAATCTTCTCAAGTAGTTTCGTGCCTAAGTAGTTTTGTATGTGGATGTCTTGAGCAATTTTAATGAATTGAATGAACTTGTCAACATCGACATTTCCGTTTACTGCGGTGTAACGCACCAAATCGTCTCTCGTAATTAGTAGTGCAGTTGCCATTATTGTTTTCCGTAAATAGGGTTAGTAGGTAAAAAGCCATTGAAAGGCATATCAACAGGTCGTGTAGAAACAAGTTTATCATTCTTGATTGTGTAGCCGAACTTCTCTGCTTTCGCTCCTGCGATTTGTTTAGCTTTAGGAGAGTTAACATCAATTCCAACACCCTCGAAACTTGCATAAATCTGCTTGTTCCATCTGTGATGGCAGTTACCACCACCTTTGTACTTCCATACGTCATAGGTAGCAGCTCCTTTCGGGCCCCAACCATTGTTAACGGGTTGAGTACTCATTCTAACTATGTCTTCCTTGCGGTAAATCTTGTTAGCAGTAGTCATTTTTTGACAGAACTGACGAGACTTAGCATTCGTTTCTCCTGCGTAAACATAGCGAGTGATGAACTTAACACCGTCAATAATCTTGTCTTGCTCGGATTTAGCGTTAGGATTTGCAGTACCAGTAGTCACAAAGTTATATACTTTCGATAACAAGGTGCTTTTCGGCTCATTAGAGAGCATTTCGTTCTCTTGGTCATCGTTATCATAGTCAACGGCATATTCGTCTATTAAAAGCCAATTTTCGTTAGGCTCTTCTCCGCACTCAAGTAAGGCATCTGCAATCTCGTTATCTAATGAATCGTGTTTTGATAGCTCAGTTCCCGTCTCTTCGATTACCTGCTCTTCAGTCATAGCATTTTCTAAGTCTACAAATTCAAGCGGTTTAAGCGTCTTAAAGAATAAGTTGAGTGAAATGTTGTTGAAAGCAAGAATCTTGTCTAAGGCATCAATTATTTCCTCTTGGAAAGGCTTAATCACCATATTGTTAAACAACACAAATGAGTTCTCTAACTCATCAGCGTTTGAACTGAATCCGTTAGACGAAGCAACTCCGAATAATAGCGGAGAAGTGACGTTGTGTCCGAGCATTATTTTACGCAAACACTCTTCACTTAAATATGTGTAGTGGTCAGGTGCGTCATTAAGTGGAATGTCCTCAACTGTAGTTCGTGTGTCCATATTGTCATTGAACGCTACGATTACTTTTTGACCTTTAGAACCCGTCAATTTACCAAGAACTTTGCTTGAGATGATTTCTTGTTGCTCTAAAGTAGGTACTCCGTTGTTGAAGTTTACAACCTTAGTTCCTGAGAATCCGTTTTGTACTTCGTTGATTAAGTAGTCAGATACTTCCTCCTCTAATAAAGCGTAAGGTACTGCTCCTTGATAGTCAGGATAAGCATAGTACTTCATTCCGACTGAATATGGCTTAGAGAATAAGATTTCTACCTTTTCGTTGCTGAATCCAAACGCAGGGAAACGCTTAGGTACATACTTTTTAACGTCTGACCAATCATCAGAGTAATAGTAACCCTCAATTTCTCCGTCTTTATTACACTTCTCAGCTCTTAAAAGATTCACTGGAATGTGGTAAGCCTTTAGGATTCTATCGTGCTTATCGTTGTAGTGTACCTGAATAGCAAACTGACCAAATAACTTGCGGTCAAAAACAATCTTGCGAAGACAATCTTTAGACATCAAGGTCATCATTTGAGCGTACTCATTCGGCTTCTTGTTTCCGTCAGTAGCTGAAAGTCCTTTCCCGTAGATAAGTCTCGCTATATTGTTAATGATAGCGTTGTTCGTGGTTGAGTTGGTGTAGCGGTCAATTAAAAACTGGTAGTAGTTGTTATCTCCGTTTGCACTATCATAGTTTACCCAAGCATCTCTCTTACTTTCTTGAATTGTAGGAGCGGTGTAGGCAGATAGATTTAGTACGTGTACGTTGTTACTCATAAACTATATAAGTGTTAGAGGTTGTATTTGAAGTGTATTGACCTGCGTTAACTGAGAATGTAGTTACGTTTTGGTCTGTACAGAATATGCGGTCTTTGTAGACGATTGTGTTTCCTTGTTTTAGTACGAGGTCGTAGAAGTGCCCCTCAGTTAAATCAAATGTAGCAGTGACATTTACTACATAGTCATTAGCTGCAATTTGAGTAATTGGTACGGTTTGAGGTGTGTTAGTTTGGTCATCCGTAATTACCATTGTACTGATTCCGCTTCTTGGAATGCAAGCAAAAGTTTGAGGTAGTGAAGATGTAGTTAGTACTATCATACTATAATAACTAACTTGCTATGGGTTTGTTTTAAATAAAAAAGGGAGACCTAAGCCTCCCCTTTCACGCTATGAAAACTAAAATTAGTTAGTAACGATTGTAGCAGTTCCAAAAACGTCTCCAGCACCACCTGCCAAGTCTGCCTCAGTTGTGCAGTCAAGTAAGTTAGCGTAGAGTTTCTCAGTACCTACGAAAGTAAGTGTATAACCGTTTAAATCGCCCATTGCAGTACCATTAGATACGTTTGCAGTAGTGATTTCCATTCCGTGCTCTAAACCTGCAAGGAAGAATTGGTTGTTACGGTTTTTAATTACTACGTGAGGTCTTCCGTATGCCAACAATTTCACGTTTTTGTGAGTTGTAGCATCTTGTTTTTTAAGGGTAACGGTAAGGGTTTGCTCAGCAAATGTAGTTCCGTTCTCACGGGATGAGTTGTATACTTGGTCAAAAGAGTTAGTTCCTTTGAGTTCGTATTTGTATAGGTTAGTTACGTTAGCTACTTCCTGAATAGTATCAGTACCTGAAACATAAGTAACGTCAGTTGGATAAGCGTAGTCTCCGTAATTGATGAAGTAGATAGCGTCAATACCACCTACTGCGTCTTTACATACTTCTAAGCGACCGTTTGCGACTTCACAAGACATATTTTTAAGTTTTAAATGTTATTAAAAAGGGAGGAGCGTATACCCCTCCCCGTTTAGTTTAAATTAAGCTAAGATTAGTTAGCAGAGTTTGTGATACCGTAAGTAACAACGTCAGATGCAAAACCGTATTTAGCATCAGCAGTAAAACGCATAATTACACGTACGTTTTGTGAACCATCTAAGTCACCCATATCCAAAACTTTAACTTCGTTCATATCGTTCAACAAACCTGTTGCGAAGTAAAGGTTAGATTTTTGTGCAAGCAATGCTGTGTTGTTAGCAAGACCGTTAGCCATAAATACACGAACACCATCAAAGTAAACGTCACCTAAAGATTGGTTAGTTCCTTTGTTATCGTAACCGTTAGCACCTACACCTGAAGCAGCGAAGCCACCCAAAGCACGTACATAAGCACGGTAGATGTTAGAAGATACATAAAGTGTAAGGTCTTCTTTTCCGTAAAGAGCAGCAGGACAAGCATCAATGATTTTACCAAGCTCTGTGATTACGTTAGCAGCAGTTACAGTTGTACCAGCAACTTCTTGTGCAGATGGCAAAGAAGCGTCAGTAGTCAACTGAGTCATAATACCTGCGAACTGACCTGCAGTTGCGTTAACACCTTGCCAAATTGAAGTTTCCATACCTGCAGCAACTTTCTCAGCAGCGTGTGCGATTAAGAAGTCAGCAAAAGACTTAGGAAGTACGTCAAATGCAGAGTAACCCATTTGGATAGCATCCCAATCCGAACGGAAGTCAGTTTTACAAAGTTGTAAGTTAACTTGGAAAGACTCAGGTTGTAGAATTTTCTCTGTTAATGTGATTGTAGAAGTAGGGTCGAAATCACAAGTTGCGTTTTTGATGATGTCATCAGTAGCAACTCTTTTGATAACTTGCTTGTACTTCACGTTAGGCATAACAGTGATTCCGCCTTTGTCAAGTGTTGGTGCAGACAATAAAGCTGCAGCGATGTACTTACCTGCAAATTCACCAGCGTAAGTAGTAGTAATTGAAGTGGTAGTAGCCATTTCTTGTTTTGATTTTAGTTATTAAATATTGTTAAATTTCTCAAAGATAGAATCCATTGTAGAGCGTTGACGGTTCTTAGATACTTTGAACGCTTCTACTTTAGTTTCGTTTTCAGGGTTGAATGAAATAGGTTTAGGCTCTTCGCTCAATTCAACTGGTGCGACCTCTTCTGCAACTTCAGTTTTTGATAAAGCGATTTGTGCTTTTAACTCTTCGTTTTCTTTTTTAAGTGCTTCGATTTCGCTAAAGAAAGATTCCTTAGTTACTGATTCGATGATTTTTTTTGCGGTAGGTGCAGCAGGCTCTTGTGCCATTTCTTCTTCAGCAGGCATTTCAGCTTCAGGAGCTTCAACTTCTACTTCAACTTCTGGCTCAGCAGCTTCACGAACATCAGCGATAACACCCTCTTCGATAACTACCAAGATGCGACCATCTTCGAGTTCGTAATCTCCAATAGGAAGTGCGATACGTTGTTCGTCTTCAGTTAAGATGAATACTGGTTGACCAGCTTCAAATACTTCTGCTTCGAGCATAGATACGCCATCCGAAAGACGCATAGTTTCCAACTTCACTTCTAAACCTAAAAGTGTGCGGACTTTGTTTAAGATTGATTTTTCGTTCATTTGTTTAGTTTATAGAAATATAACTTTTAGATTTTACGCTTGTTGTATTTTTATCCGTTTTGACGAACGATAGTTCTCACTCCGTTATTTTCAGTATTAGTTACTACTTGAGTAGCTGATTCAGTAGCTCCGATGCCTTGTGCTTCTAAACTTCCGTCACAACATTTAGTTGAGTACTTTCCGTCTGAACATAGGCAACCTCTTCTTGAACCTGGTCTTGGACTTGCCTTACTTGGTGTTTTAAATTTTTCTTTCATTTTATTATATATTTGTGTCAAAATCATTTATGGAAAATCATTATAGAATTATAGAATCTTCATATTTAAACGGACTAAAAAAAGGTTTTGTTGTACAAGTTAAAGTTGCTAAATGGTCATTATTTGGAATTAAATACAAATGGATTCCATATTTAACTGTAAGTGGTCAAAAACAATCTTGGTATTATAGTACATATGAAAGAGCAATGAGCGAAATGATTTTACAAATTAGACGTGATGTTCTTTCTAAATAGCTGCTATTTTAACTGCGTTTGATTTAGCATCAAGTGAGTCATTCAATCCAAATTCAATTAAGCCTTTTAATTTAGATACTTCATTCGGCAACTGAACTCCTAAATCTTTTGACATCTTTTCTAACTGATTGTATTTATCTAACGCTTTCTTATACTCATCAGCCGTCTTTTGGAATGAACTTTCCATTTTACTTGCAAATGACATTAACTGGTCAGTATTTGCCTTGTAAGATTTATTAGCAGCATTATATAAATTTTGCACATCGTCTACCAAAGCTAACTCTACTTCGTGTTTAGCGAGTTCTACACCTTGTAACTCTGCTGCGTTACGCTCCATTTGAGCGATTTTGTTTAGGATATTGTTCATTGTTTTTATTTTAGTAAATCTTTAAGTTGTTCGATGATGGAATGCTTCTCTTGCTCCTCACGTGGAGAATCTTCTAACTTGTCAGCGAAGTAACCCTCAATAGAGAATCCTTTTACCTTGCCGTCTTTTACGTCTTGCCATACCTCATCGTTATCCACTTTCATAGAAATCATCCAAGTTCCTTTTGGTAGACTGAATCCGTATAGCTTACTTTTGTCGTGTGTTTCGTCTTCGATTAGCCAGCTTTCTACTACGCTCATTCCTTTGATTGCGTCTTTGTGTTCGTAGGTAGCATTGTTTTGGTTGCCTTTCTTAAAGAATAACTCCATAGCTTTACGTACGGTATCTTCCGAGAAGTAGATGTAAAACTCTTCGTCTTTATTTCTGCGGTAAATCTTCTTGTTAGGGATAAGAGCAGCACCCATTAAGATACGTTTCTCGGTGTCTACTTCTTTGAGTTCTACTTCGTGTTTTGCTAAGGCGATGAAGTTCTCTTCAATCGCAGGAGATTCAACTACAGAGACTGCGTTGATTCCGCTTTGGAAGTCTTTTTCGTCAATGATTAACTCTAATACATTCATAACTTAATAACTTTTAGTATTTACAATGTTGCATTTTGTACTCGGTTTCTATCTAAGCTCTGTGCCGATGTCACTTCTCCACTAACCACATACGCTTGTACTGGCGTTTGCTGAAGTTGTGCTAACTGATTAATACCTGAGTTTCCTACTACGTTGAACGATGGAGCTTGCATACCTCCACCCGTAGATGTGTTTGGCATATTTACTGGCGGGTCAACTCCATTAGGAGTTTTAACTGATGCGATAGACTTGATATTTTTAATACCTGCTGCGATTGCTAAACCTGCATTGATTGGTGCAAGAACTGGCCCTACAAATGGAATACCAATAGTGGCGGTGTATGCCTTTTGAGCTGAAAGGAAAGTGTCTATAGTAGCTTGTGCAATAGCTGCTGCCTTTCCTGCTGCGGTTTGCTCTCCGAATAAATCAGCAATCTGACCAAATGTACCTGATAGAGCAGTTAAAGCGTCTTCTCGTGCTTTCTTCTTTTTTTCTTCAAGTTCAATTACTGCGTCTGCCTCTTCTTTAGCTATCTTTCTTTGCTCTAAAGAAGCATCCATAGAGATTTGAAGTTCCTTACGCTTTTGCTCTTGCATTGAAGCGAGGATGTTCTTACCTGATTGAGTACGTATGTACTCCATCTCCTCAACTTCTTTCTTGGCTTCCTCTTGTACTTTCTTTCCGCTATCCTTAACTACCGTTTCTGCGGGTTTGTTCATATCCTTTAACGAGAGTTGGAATCCTGCTGCTTGGTTTTTAAGTTCTCCGAGTTTGGCTTTTGTTTCGTTTATAGTTTTGTCTGCTTCGTCTGCGGTAGCTTTAGGGTCAAAGAAATACTCTGCCATTGATTGAGCAGCACCTGAAGTCATTTTAGTAATCTCAGCATTGATACTAAATGAAGTCAACTTACCAAATCCTAAAACCTCAGAGACTTTGTTTGCAGCCATTATAGCTAAGTCAATTGGTGCGGTTAAGTATCTAAGTACTAAGGCAGCCATTTCTAAACCTACTCGAAGCACTATCTTTAAGTAATCTTGGTTTCGTTTTGTAGCAGCGACCTCAGCTTTCTTTGTGTTTTCTTGTTGGACTAACTGAGCTTCAGTAGCCTTAATCACCATTTGAATCTGCTTGAGCTTGAGTTCAGTGATGTCCTTTTCTGATTTACCTTGAAGCCTTAAGATGTTTTCTTGACCAGAGATTGAATCAAATTTCTTTTGCTGAATGTTTACGTTAGCTTGTGCCTTAGCGTTTAGTTTTTCTTGTTCGTCTGATACTCCACTAACTGCACCTTTAATATCATCCCAATACGCTGCTACAGTTCCTAAAGCAATTACAAGTAGTCCAATACCTGATGCACCGATAGCACCTTTCAAAGCCATACCGAAAGCCTTGATTGATGGGATAGCTTCTTTGAATCCTTGTACACCCTCAGCAATAGCCATAGCGGATTGAACCTTGAGTAAGGCTTCCTCTACTTGAGCGGATTCCGTACCGAAAGCACCCATAGCACCCTGAACAAGTTGGAAGCCTGCAGTAGCACCACCTAACGCACCTCCGAGTTTTTGGCTCATCGTGGTAGCAGCAGCGTCAACTGCCATATCCGTCTGAATCTGAACTTTTCGGTAATTACCTACTGTAGTTAAGAGGTCTTGATATTCTTGAGATGCAGTTTGACCAGCGTTAGCTAATTCATACAAGCGGTCTTCCGCTTCGCCCATACGAGTTGTAAGCGGTTGTAAGTCGCCATATACTTCCTCGAAACTTGCTGATACATCGTGAGTCGCTTTGGAGAGATTCTCCATCGCATCTACTGCACCTTTTGTGTCTACGTCTATCTTGATTGTTTTAACCTCTGCCATTTCGTTTATTTGTTAAGTCTCGTTTTCCTTGTTTCCACATTTTTTTCATAGACGTTGTGTACTGGTATTTTCCTTTTGCGATGTCAATCAACTTGGATTCTCCGTAGAAATCGTCAAGCTGAAGCATAGCTACTATTTGTTTTATCATTGTACTACGATGTTTATTGTTTCACTTGTTCTTATTCCCGTTGTGCTTGTGTATGCTACTTCAACTGAAAAGACATCTCCAGCAGTAGCAGGCGGTGTAGTAACTTCAACTATTTGGCTATTCGTTAACGTGTACGCACTCAATGTAACGTCTGAACTTGATGGCGTCAATACTGCTGAACCCCCTCC